CGGAGCTAGAAGTCCCCCCAGTCTCTTACGCTATGCAGGCAAAAGACCACAGTCGCCGTCAACGAGCGGCACCCAAACTGGGAGCAACTCATCAATCGCGCAACTGTAGACTTTAAGAGCCTTAATGGCTCTCTTAGCCTGCCTGAGTGTAGTAGGCGTGATCTCAACGTACGGGTAAATCACTCCCTCTGCGTTTGAAATCAGGAAGATATTCGGAAAGACGTATACCTCTCGGTATTTGCCTCTCCGGTCGTCCCAAGATTTCATCCGCTTTGGCAAATGATAATACCTGTTGTCGAGACCCACGTACACTGCAGTCAAGAGACTGGTCCCAATGAAGGACGCTTCGAAGCGTCCTTCGGCTACGTCGCTTAAACATAGACACAGTCCTGCTAAATGCAGTGCTGTGTCCCCTGGCAAAGAAGTCCAGGAGCGGAGCGTAGCCTTCCCTTGTCTCCGTCGGGTTTCGCTCAGATAGTCTGAGAACCCTAACCTCGAACCTATGTAAGCTAGGATGCCATCTTTGATCAAGATGGCGTTCATAGCTGCCAGAGTAAGAGTGGAGACCTGGGTATCCAGAGTCGCACGGCCCCACAATCCTGAATCTTCGTTGAATACGAAGAGGAACTGTGGACCAAAGGTTGTGTGATGCATGCCAGTATCCTTTATTAAAAAGGTTGTTGGTTGTGTCTAACACAGCCCAGAGCGACTCTGGACCGCTTACGACTACAGTTTCTGGAGTACATGGGGTTACATCGTAACCCTTGAATCCATGGACCCCACAGGACTCCCTAAAGCTTCCGTTAGCGTAGCTTTTGGCTACGTTGACCTTCAGCTGCAGGAGTTCCATGAGGCGAAGTAGTCGTACATACCCGTGTCTGGGGATAATAATGTCATCCCCATAAACGCGGACCTTCTCACGATACTTCCAAATGTTTTCCCAAGTTACTTCCTCATCACCAAGAGTAGAACTCAAAGCGATGAAGAGAAAAACAAGGGATTGCACAGGGAATGTCGTGGCAGTGCCTTGCGAGGCGAATTTCTTCAGTTTTATGAAGGAACTCTGGTTAGAGACATTATCTACTAACCACCTCGTACGTGCGGCGTGCAGAGCGCTCAGTATCGAAAAGTTCGACCTGAAAATGCGTTCCACGGTCCAACACGTTAATCGATCACTAGCGTCCGAAAGATCAACGGTAACTAGTTTTCGATCAAGGGAGGACGAGAGAACAAGATCGGAAGAGGCTTGTTGATTCCTGAAGTTTAGGAAAGCCCCACGAAAAGTGGAGTTAACTTTATCTTCCAGGAAAGCCCAGATAGCCTGTTGGCACCACATGTGCTCAACAGGTTCAGCTGCGATAATCCGAGGTGCTTTCGCACTCTTTTTAACGCAGATCAACCGACTTGGAACCTCATGGTTCTGAGGCAATTCTCGTTTGTCGCTCCTGCAAAGCGCAGTAACGCCAAACTTGAACCTGTTCTCAAGTTTTCTGCTCCAGTTAGGAAACCACGATTTCTCGTGGGGCCTTAATCCTGTAGCAACTGCACCAGGCCCATGCCTGAAACCCAGACCCCTGGACTTATCTTCTCTCATCCAGGATTGGAAGAGAGGATCATAGTTACCAAGGGCTGTAACGACAAGGTCAGCTACTCGCTGACATTGTTCGAGGAGACGGAAGTCTCGCACTTGTAGGTCCACACACCGTCCGTGAGCTGTAGCAAACAGTTCACCTTGGTCGTTGTGCAACCCCCAAGGGCTGTGAGGATGCCGGCCAAGATCAATGAGATCAAAGCCGACAACTTCTTCTTCCGTGAGGGAGTCAGCCATCCAGTTCGCACTGGGCGGCCTAAGTCCTTCTTCGATGACATGGTAGTTCTCCAACGCCGCTTCGCGGCGAAATGGGGCACAATCCACGAGCAGTTTCTTCCCGAAGCAAACAAGTTGCTGAAGGAAAGCCACTGCGTTTTCATCTGCCTCCGGTTTCAGTCTGGAGTCCTTCCCAAAAATGCGCAACCAAAGTCCCGAAAACAAAACCGGCACTTTGATCCTCTTAGAAACCCTTTTACATAAGGGTCCTTCGAGCGTAAGGCGCCCATCCTCAAGTCCTCGTAGCAATAGAGAACTAAGGTTGGGGAGGTCAAGGGTGAAAAGCCCAAGACCCCTATTTTGGAAATAAAGGGCGATCTTCTCTCTATCTTTAGAGAGACTACCCTTCAGCTCCGGGTATGCTTGACAGGCATCCAAAATTAGCCCGTCAAAAGCGTGGAGTAGAACACGGTACTGCTGACTTTTCATACCTAGACCTTTCGGTTGTGGTATTCAGAGTCGCAGTTCTATCCGCTGCCCTACAAGCCGTAGTGCCTTTTCAGGTCGTATTACGACTCGGAATTGAGCATCTTCGTGATGTTGGCGCCGGAAGACGCAGTGAGGAAGGTCAAGAGGCCAATGGCAAACTTGACCACATCAGCGGGCGTATCGCCCAACTGATTCTCCACTACGACATAGGCGTGCCGGCGGATAGCCGGCTCATCAGCCGTCGGAAAGATGGTCTTGGAAAGATCGACAGAGTGTCGTTCGATCGTTTGACCAGTCTTCTTGTCCACTCTGGACGAGTTCCGAACGAGCATGACCAGATCATTGTCCGCAGCCAGGAGTCGGTAGTTACTACCGAGATTATCCTGATTGTTACGAACAAGGTTGTTGGCCACCGAGTCAATGGTGACAACGGCCGGATCTGCGAAAGCCATAACTTCTACTCCTTTGCGACGTTAAAGCAGCGACAGGGACCTCAACGGTTCCGCGTTGCTGCAATCGCGGCCGCAATACTCATCTGCTGTCCCGAGAGGAACGGCAAACGAGCTGCGAATGGAGAAATGAACGAACTCCTTCTGGTCTTTGTCCTTTTCTTTAATCTGGCAGATTCTAAGTAGCCAGTTTGAAGAGTGGAATCCCACCAAGCGGTGATAGGATATCCGGGACAGTGCCAGTCGGTGATCGTGTGCGTCATGGGATAAACACCCATGAGAACAGCTGGAACTATATTCCGCGTGGCGCTAAGATAATCGCCAGTGGAAGTGAACCAGTCGACGAGCCAGCTCCAAGGCGTTATTTCCCACAGTGTACTTGCGTCCACTGTGAGTCCTAACGCTGAACGAGCAGCCCACGCACGTACGATTTCTGGGGACGGGGTATGACCCACGTAGTCACCGTTAGGTATCCATCGACAATGGACCCTTAACCTGACTGCTTCGGTGGCAATTGCATTGTAACCAATGTAAATGCCAGCACTCTGAGCAATAAAAGATATAAGCTCAGACCGACTTCCCTCAGCTATCGTCACAGTTCTCCGGAGTCCCGTTGCGCCAAACAGTCTGTTAATTTCCTCGATTCGATCATTAACGATTCGAGTAAACTGTGACAGTCTGACGATATCCGAGACAATTGGCTTAATCATAAATTGATAATTAAGCCAAGCTTCGCCGGACCCCTGAAAGATTTCTCTTCCAGAGGGTGATCCGACGACGTCCGGTAATCCATGCCTGCGCCTAAGATCCTTCCAATCACGGAGGATCCGGGTAGGGCTGGTCCCGATGTCTAAGATATTTGCCGGTACGTCCACGTAAGGACGGCTCGGATTCGTGCGCGCTGCAGCCATTGTGGATGCATCGACATCACTAGGGATTCCAGAGATACCTCCTATATGATCACCGGTAAGATTAGTACGAATGGCATCGACAACGTAATTATTAAACTCGCTGTCGTAATAGCCATAAGACGTCTTATTAAGGTGACCTCCCTCGATAGACAAAGATACGACTCTAAAGCCGTAGCAGTCTCCATCGCCAGTAACGTCCTCACATGAGGAGAAACCAGCAGTGGTTGTCGTAGGGCCTGTCCCGCCACCGGGATCGTTCGTAAAATGCCACTCTCCTCCGGAGCGTGGCAACGAGCGAGATCGATAGCGTCCAGGCATAGGATGTACTCCATTCTAAGGTTAGATCTCTCCATAAAATACCAGAGAAGATCAGCGGGACCCGAGTCGGG